CCTTCACAGCCAATTGACGGATATGGCCTGTTTTTGCATCGGAACCTGAATGAGTGCTCGTTTTCATGCATAATTATTTACACTATTCCGGCAAAAATGCACCATAATTATTGCACTGAGTAGTAAGGTCGGCGAGGTCAGGGTTTTGTTGGTAAGAGTCTGAGTGTCCGTAGTGCCGACAATGAGGCCGCTGCCGGGAAAGGTTTCTCCGGTGACTGATCCGGCTGCGCCGGTGGTGCTCTGGTTAAACGTCGGCCAGGTCATCCCGGAGCCAAAGCTCTTGTTCGATAGAGTCTGCGTATCGGAGATTCCTACGAGGCCGCTGGCTGGAGCGGTTAAGCTGGCGCCCCAGGCCGAGCCGGTTGAGACTCCAATGCCGGCGCCGGGATAGACCATGCCGGCGGGCAAATTCGTGAGCAAGGCGCCGCTCACCGCAGGAAGTTGAGCACTTCCATTGAGAGCAATAAGGTTCCCAGCCGAAGTCCCCACCGTATAGGAAGCGCCCCAGCCAGAGCCGGTAGAATTGGGGACGCCGGCGCCGGGATAGACCGGCGGGAGAGGCGGATTAAATGGCCCCGCCGCCACACAGATAATCAACCCGGTGATCAGCAGGCCCAGTAATGACCTCTTGCGCATGATGACCTCCTAAATATAGGGGATAGGGGTTAGGGGATAGGGGTTAGAAAACCCAACCCGTGGTCCCTACGATTTGCTGGTCCCTAATCCCTGATCCCTGCCTTTCTGACCCCTGGCCCCTGCCTTACATGTACCACATGGCCGTCAGGATCCAGGTGGTGTCGGAGATGACGCTGATCGTGGCCAGGGCCGGATACAGCACGCCATTGGCGCTAACCGCCCCCACGTAAACCGCGGGAGGGTTGTAATAGCTCCCGGAGCCGTCGGTAACGTCCGCCGACGGGACCACCGCCGTGCCGCCGTTGAAGTTGACCCACAGGTTCGCCTGGGCCGAGAAGATAACCCAGCGGGCGCCGGCGGGCACCGTGATGGTCTTGGCGGCCGCCGCCGTCAGGGAATGGTTGGTGACCCAACGGCCGGCCGGGGGCACCAGGGTGGAATTGTGGCCCAGGCTGTCCGGCATCATCTCGAAGGGCACCATCTGGGGGGCCGACGCCGCCTGCGCCCCAGGAGCCAGGAAGGCCCCGATGACGATCATCAGTGCGATAATGATTAGCTTTTTCATGCCTTTGCTCCTCTTAGTTTCCCGTTTCCCGTTTCCCGTTTTCCGTTTTCCGTGTAGGGGCGGGTGTAAGGGCCTACAGGCCGAAGGGTTTTGTTACCCTTCCCTGCCAGTTGGCCCCCATTTCCACACACTCGCTTTCCAGATGGATGGCGATGATTTCCGGGATCAAATGGCGCTTATCCCTGGGCCATTGCATGGCAAACAGCATATCGCTCCTGGCCGCGGTGGTATGGTGCTCGGGATAATGGAAGACCCCCGATCCCTTGGGATTCCATAATTGAAAAAAGCCGATGGGCACATAGCCGTCCCGGTCCAGCCTGGCGATGCGGACGGCCAGCGGGAAGGGCCGGGGATGGACGAAGATCTCCCATTCGTGCTGGAGAGGCGGCGCGCCCAGGAACTTGACCCAATCGCCAAAGCTCTTGCATTCCATGCGGTCGATGCCGTAGAGGCTCGCCGGATCCAGGGAGATTCTTTCCAGAAAGGTCCTGGTCCGGGGCGGCAGGTAGATATCGGCGTCCAGGTGCGCCACCCAGCCGTCTTTGGCCAATTTCGACAGGCCGTAATTGATGCCCTTGGCCTTGTTAAAGGCGTCGTCATTCCGGTGCCAGTCATAGGTGGGGTAACACTCGACGTGGTAATAGGCGCACAACTGCTGCGTGAGCTTATCGTCTGGCCGGGTGACCACCACCATGCGGTTGAAGTGCTGCTTATTGGCCGGCAGCGTCCAGGCCAGGTAATCGCCATACGAGACGCAGGTGACCACCGCCTCGATCTTGAGGTTCACGGGCGCCGGCGGCGGCCCGGGCGGGTCAGGGTGGGGATATTCCTTTTGCATAGTCCCTCTGGTTTTTTTCTGTTTGCCCTTTGCCTTCCGCCGCCGGCTCATCCGGCGGCGCTTCCTCTTCCGGAAGCGTTTCCCCTTCCGGAGACGCCACAGGCGAGACGCCTGTGCCACTACCCTCCTTGCCGATCTCGCTCACCAGCACCGCCCCCTGGGCGGTCATGATGAAATCCGGGGTCCCGTCGTTCTCCAGGCCCCGGGAGGCCCGGATCTCGCTACGGAGCCGGATGCCGTTCCGCGCGTCCAGGTCGTCGATCTGGGCCTGCACCTGGGGGTCCATGGCGCTGTCCTGCATCCAGGCGAACTCCACCTGGTCGAACCCGAAGCCCTGGAGGGCGTAGTTGATGAAGTCCGCCATCCATTCCATCAGGGGCGCCAGGCCCTCGGAGAGCGCCGCCTCCTGGGCGGTCTCCGCGGTGGCCCGATTTATAGTTTGCACGAAGGGCTGGGGCGACACCGAAAAGGCGTAGCACACCACCCGGGCGAACCATTCGTCGATGGGGGACTTCAGATCCCCCTCCTTCATCAGGTGCGGGGTCATGCCGTGGGGCACCCATTTGCCCCGGCGCCGCTGGGCGGTATTGCCCGCGTGCAGGGCGTCCCAGTATTGCTGGAACTCGGCGATTTGGGCGGTGGACCAGTTCTCCGGCACCTCCATCAGGGCGTCGGGCAGGTTGCCGTCGGTGTAGTATTGCAGGAGGTGCATCTGGCGCCGCAGGATGACGTTGATGATGATGATCTGCTCCACCGGCGAGAAGCCGTAGAGGCGCCAGCTCAAAAGGTTGCGGGGATAATAGAGCAGCTCCTCCCGGGTGTATTCGGTGGCCGGCAGTCCCTTGATGATCTGCTGGTAGGCCGGGTCCGGAGGCAGCGGGGTGCGCCCCCATTCGTCGATGACCGGGCGGATGGTGGCGCCGTCCACCACCTCCAGGGCGTAGAGAGCGCCCCCGCGGGTTAGCCTGGGATAGAGGGTGGCCGCGTCGATCACCAGCATGTCTTCCAGGATCATGCGCATCCAGGCGTTGAAGGAGTGCATCCCGTCGGGGCGGCGCAAAAGGGCGGTGGCCGCCTTCGCCTGGCGCTCGGCCTCGGGCGAGGCGTCTTTGGCGGCTTTCAACTTTTTGCCGGTAGGATCTAGGGGCGAGACGGTCCATTCCATCTTGGCGATCTGGTCCTTACGGGTCTCGATCACCAGGCGCACCAGGTCGCAATTCTGGGCCAGGTTGCGCAGGTCCAGGAAGGAAACCGGCAGATCGCCCCGGGGGGTGACCAGCAGGTTGTAGCCCACCGGGTAGTCGAACTGGCGGCCGGCGGCTTCGGGGGGCGCGAGAGGAGGGAGCGGCCAGCCGGGGCCGAACCAATCCTTGCTGGAGTCCGGCTGCCCCGGCGCGGTCCCGGTGGCCGTGGGCGTGAAGCGGCGTCCCGCGGCCCATTGGGCGGCGCTGATGAGGTCGGGCGAGATGGGGCTGGATTTGGGTTCTATAGCCATTTTTTTATCTGTGTTCATCTGAGTGCATCGGCGGCCAAAAAATAGCCGCAGATGAACGCCGATATACGCCGATTTAGCCGTGCAGCCTGCGCTCCTCGGCCGCCATGTTGTCGAACTCCCCTTTGTAATAATCGAAGATTCCCATGCCGGCGCCGCCCTCCAGGAGCCTCACCGCGCCTTCCAGGGCGTCGGGGCCGTCGTCGTGGACGGTCTTGGCCGGAAAATAGAGGAGCTGCTCCAGGAGCAGGTCCTGGTTCCCCTGGCCCCGGCAGAAGCGGATCTGGCCCCGCTCCACCAGAGCCGATAGCCGGGAAATCCGGGTCTCCTTGGCGGTCTTGGCGGTGACGCCCCGGACCGGCAGGATGACGCCCCGCTCTTTACTCAGCCGGTCAAACTCCCGCAGCAGCAGTTTCTGGAAGAGGTTGTCCTCCACGCCGAAGAGCCAGTAGTTCCATTGCTCGTGGCGGATGAAGGCGGCACGCAGCGCCTCGTCCAGGGTGCCCCGGCGGATGTAGGCGTCCAGGACGTAGAAGATCATCTCCCGGCGCTCCAGGCCCACGGTGAGCACGGCCTTGTAATCCGAGGTCTCGCCAATGCCGATGGAAGGATCGAAGAAGCCGGCGACGATGAGATCCATACCGGTGAGGGCGGCGGGATGGTAGAAGCGAAACCAGGCCTCCTGGAAGAACCCTTACTCGTCCACGGGGTCGTTCTGCTTCTCCCGGTTGAAGGCGAGCGACCCCATGAGGCGCTTCTGCTCCAGGAGCTTTGTAACAGGGTGGCGCGCCGGCCAGAGCGAGGTTTGCACAGGCGAGACGCCTGTGCCACCAGGTTCATCCGAGAGGGCGCGGTAAAGGCACCGGGTCCAGTGGCGCCAGGGCTCCTCCTCCGAATGTATCGCGGTGTAGAGGGCGCTCTTGCGGGCCAGTATGGTGCCGATCCAGAAGAGCGAGCCCGAGGCCTCGATGGCGGGATAGACCGCAGAGGTGATCCAGGAGAGCAGCTTCTTGACCAGTTCCGGGGAGCGGGCCTGCTGGTCGTTCTCCACGTCGTCCAGGATGATCAGGTCCGGGCGGTGCTGTTTGTGCTTCAGGCCGCGCAGGCGCTGGCCCCGGCCCCGGGCCTTGAGCCGGACGTCGGTGAGGGTGACGAAATCGTCCACCGCCCAGTGGTCCCGGACCAGCTCGCCGAAATCGCACTTGAGGCGCTCGTTGTGGAGCAGCTCCAGGTAGAGATAGCCGGTGAGGTCGCTGGCCAGGTCCTCGGTGTCGGAGGCAATGATGATGAAGTGGCGCAGGCCGTGGCAGATCTGGTGGAGCACGTAGCCGAAGGAGGTGATGGTGGTCTTGGCGAACTCCCGGGGCGCGGCCACGACGACGGGGGTTAGGGCCAGGGGATTCGCTGTAGGGGCGGCGTCTCGCCGCCCCGGGCCGGGCGACCCGGCCCCTACAATTTTCGCAAAACGCCCTGTAGGGGCGGCGTCTCGCCGCCCTGGGCGGGGCGACCCCGCCCCTACATCGCCGGGGGGGCGCTCATCCAGGAGCGCCACGAGTTCGTGATAAAAGGATGCAAACTCCTGGGAGAAATAATGGGGGAGATAGGTGGTGAAGAAGGCGAAGGGGTCGGACAGAGTTCGGGAGCACCGCGCCTTTTTGGCGGATTCGCTCACGTCCCCGAAGGCGTTGACCTCACGGAACAGCCGGCCTAAGATCTCATCGGCCCGGCGCTGAAACTCCGCCTTGGTGAATTTTTGTTTGAGCGTCAGCATAGTTTTTTGTTTTATCGGTGTTCATCGGCGTGCATCGGCGGCTAATATTTGACCGCCGATCAACGCCGATATTCGCCGATTAAGATTGCTGCGGCGGCCCCGTGACCGCCTGCACATCGGCCGTCAAGGTATCCTTATCAAACCCGTTGGGGGCCACTCCGTTCTTAATCCAGTCCAGGGTGAACACGGCCCAGCCTTCAAAGAAATAGGCCGCAAAGAAAGCCTTGGTCATGGTCATTAGCTCGCCCCAGGTGATGCAGGAGTCGCCAAAGTCTGCATAGTCGGGGATCGGGACGCAGTGGCCGCCCCAGCTGTCCGGCGCCGCGTTTCCCGTCAGGCTCGGGTCGGTCACATCCCAAACGGTTTGATTCTGGGCCGTGAGCGGCAGGGCCACGCCAGAGTACATGCCGCCGAACAGGTTGATGACCGCCATGACTTCCTGGAGGTCCTGGGTGTTGACTTGGGCATAAGCCCCGATTTTGTGAATAACTCCAGTAGTATCCGGGATGCCGGTATTCATGGCATATTTCAGGACATCAAGTAGTTCCAGCCCCGTGTCCTGCCCTCCGGTCAGGGACAGGTAGATTTTACTGACAACATTCGGGTCGAACTCGATTTGCTGGCCGTTGTTAGCGGCCTCCACCATGAAAAAATGGCAGATACCGGCCAGGGTGCAATCGCCCAAGGTGTCGTTTGCCAGCATCCCCCAGGGAACCGCAACTGCCTTGCTCCACGTCCTTGCAGGCGGGGCAGGGGGCAGTTGGGGCACGGTTAAATACTTAGCTATCTTCAAGGTCCGTTCATCCGGGGTAGACCTCTTAGCTCCCAGCTTAACGAGCCGATGGTCTATCATGGGCGACTCCCTTTGGTTGGGCAAAAATCATTAAGGGCATCTGGAGGTTTAAGGGTGCAGACATAATCCCAAGAGCCAATGATGGTATCAAAGGTTGGGGGTTCCCACTCCTTTTTGCAGTAAACGCATTGGCCCATCAGCCCAAAGAACCAGCCTTTGTAGCCGGGACATTGAGAATCACCGTTCGGCATCGGATTAGCCCTTATTTCCAGCCTAATGCCATCCCCGCCTTCGCCTTGGCGTCCCTCAAAGCGGCCGAGGCGTTTTGCACCGTCTGCACGTCCGCGTCGGTGGGGCAGATTTCGTTGTTGAGGATGTTTTCGCCGGTGGTGATCACCGCGTTGGCCGCCTCGATGATGGCTTGAGCCGGGGCCGGGATGAGCGAGCCGTATTCGGCCTGCACCGCGGCGATGGCCGCCTGGGCCGCGCTGATGTCGTTCTCAATGGTCACCCGGTTGTTGCACAGGAACTTTTCGATGGCCGCGCAGCCGGTGAGCAGCAGCGCCGTCACCAGGAACATCGCCAAAACCGCTTGCATCCGCTTAAGGTTCATTTTATTTCCCTCCGGTTGGGTTTGTAGGGGCGGGGTTCCCCCACCCAGGGCGGCGAGACGCCGCCCCTACAGCTTTATTCCAGGCTCCTGAACCAGGCCCGGATGCGGGAGCCGATAAGCTGCAATTCTCCCGGCTCCCCCAGTTGCTCCTTCAAAAAGCCGGTGAAGTCCTCCATCACCTTAAGGCCCGCCACCTTTAAATCGTAACCGC